TGGCGGTTATAAACCATTCTACCGGACAGTTGTCGCAACATTTGTAAATAAAGATGAATTTAGAGGGTTATGAACAAAATACATATAACAGAAGAACAATTAAAGAATATTGTTGAAATTGTAACAAAAACAAGAGTTATTTGTGACAAATGTGAATGGTCTTGGAAACTATCAGATGGTGGTGATGATCCTTATATATGTCATAAATGTGGGCATAATAATGAAGAGAAATTAAAGAAATAATATGCCATTACCCAAAAAGATAAAAACAGATTTGGATATCACATATGATAAAACCCTTCTTGAAAGAAGAGAGGAATTATTAGATGATATAACCAAAAATGGAACTTATTTACCAAAATCATTATTACATGATGACTTGGATAGGGGAATGCTTGATTTTGTTAAAAATGATTTGCAAGTAACATCACAGGGAAAAATAATACAAACATTAGATAGAATAGTTAGCACACAGAACTGGTCACAATATACTGAAACTTGGACATTTATTGATGAAGATAACAATCCAGTTCCACCATTCATTACATTGGTGCGAATGAATGATTCCAAATATGGAACAAATCCAGCAACACAATATACTATACCGAATAGAAAACCCTTTTATTTTGCAAGCGTACCAACATGGGATGGGCAAAGAAATGGATTTGATATTTATTCAATTCCTCAACCAGTACCAATTGATTTAAATTTTAGCGTTAAGATAATTACAAATAGAATTAGAGATTTGAATAAGTTCAATACAAAAGTATTGCAAAAATTCTCATCAAGGCAAGCATATACAGCAATAAATGGTCATTATATCCCAATCATTTCAACCAATATAACAGATGAATCACAAATTAATACTGATAGCAGAAAATTCTATATCCAATCTTATGATTTCACAATGTTGGGATTTTTAATTGATGAAGAAGAATTTGAAGTTAAGCCTGCAATAAATAGAATTAGTCAAGTTTTTGAAACAGAATCAAAATTTAGTAATAAAAGAATAAAGGAGTAATAGTTTTTGATTATTTTTTAGATATTTATATGAATAAATAAAAAATAATAATGGCAAATCAAAAAGTATTCGTATCTCCTGGTGTATATACTTCTGAAACAGATTTAAGTTTTGTTTCTCAGAGTATTGGTGTAACCACATTGGGAATGGTCGGTGAGACTATTAAAGGCCCCGCATTTGAGCCTATCTTTATCACAAGTTATGATGAATTTCAAACTTTTTTTGGTGGTACATCACCTGAAAAGTATATTAACACACAAATACCAAAATATGAATCAGCATATATTGCAAAATCATATTTGCAACAATCAAATCAGTTGTATGTTACAAGAGTATTGGGATTATCTGGTTATGATGCTGGCCCATCATGGTCAATAACAACCATTGCAAATGTGAATAATTCAACTATTGGGTTGACAGGAACAACTGGTGTTGGTCCAACATTTTCCATTTCATTTACAGGAACAAGTGGAACAACTGGAACATTTGTTATAACAGGTGGAACATATCCAAATGGTGTAAGTCTTACAACATTCTCATCTGACACTTATACAAATAGCACAGGTGCAGTATCAACTTTCTATGATGATTTGAAGACATTTGCAAATAATGTGGCAGGCTCAAACACCTTAACAGGTGAGACATCAACTTATGGTTCATTGCCAGTATCTGTGTATAATTCAATTACAGGTTCAACACAATCAGGATTAACAAGTTATAACTACTTTGGAACAACAGTTGCATTAAATTCAAATGGAACACCAGTTGATGAAAATGATGTTTGGAATTATGCAACATTCACAAATGAACCGAACACTAATAATTATAATGGCTATTCTTTCTATTATAAAACATCTGCTTGGAATCAAGTTGCTGGGTCATTCACAGGAACAGTTACAGGAAACACTTATGTATTCTCTGGAACAGCCTATACAGGTTATAGTGATATGGTTGTTGCAACAGTTAGGTCAAGAGGTATAACAAGTTATACCTCCACAAATCATGGTCAGATTTATAGTTTAAGTGCTAATACATTAACAATTGATGGAACAAATAGCACAACAATGAGTGGTGACCCCTTTGGAAATTTTGTTTTAAGTGGGAATACAACAAGCAATTCAAACTTTACATTTAATGTTTCATTAAAACCAACAAATTCAAATTACATAACAAATGTATTGGGAACGGATAATTTTGGTAAGGATAGAAATGATGTGCCAATTTTTGTTGAGGAGCATTATCCAACTTTATTGAATCAAGCATATAAACTTGGTTATATTAGAGGTTTGAAAACAAGTTTAACCTATTTACCATCAGCAAGAACAGGAGGATCAACTTCTATTGGATGGTATCTTGAGAAATATCAATCCCCAAAGACACCATTTGTGGTTTCTGAATTGAGAGGAAATAAAGTTTATAACCTATTCAAGTTTATTTCAATTTCTGATGGAAGCAATGCCAATACTGAAGCAAAAGTTTCAATCATAAATATGTCATTCAAGAATAGAACATTTGATGTATTGGTTAGAAGTTATTATGATTCAGATATTGCACCAGTTGTATTGGAGAAATATACAAATTGTACTTTGGATGAAACACAAAATAGTTTCATAGGCAAGAAGATTGGAACAAGTGATGGCAAATATAATTTAATTTCAAAATATATTATGCTTGAAATGGGAGATGAATTTCCATCAGATGCAATCCCTTGTGGATTTATGGGATATCCCCACAGACAGTACGGAACAAAATTATCACCAACTGTTTTATATAAGACAAAATATTATTTCAATAATGAGGTGGTTAATAATGAACCTTTTGCAGCATCAAATGCTGTTCCTGCTGATAATGTTAAAAGAACTTATCTTGGGTTTTCAACAAGTTATGGATATGACAATTCATTATTGGGTTATAAGGGAAAACAAAAACCAAATAGTATTATTGCAGATGGAACAGAATGGAATGTAGTTACAAAAGGTTTCCATATGGATTCAGGTGCAACAGTTGTTACTATTGCAAATGCTTATACAACAAGTGGTCAAACAGCCTTTGAGGTTGGTACAGGAAGTTTCAATGTTGAACCAGAGGATAATACAAATCCTTACTATTACCTATATTCAAGAAAATTCACATTGTTATTTGAAGGCGGTTTTGATGGTTGGGATGTTTATTCTGAAAAAAGAACAAATGGTGATTCTTATCAAATTGGTGGAACAGACTATATGAGGGGAGCATTATCTATTCCTGGCAAATATGCAGCAGCAACTGGTCAAGGAACATTTAAGGAAATAACAGAAGGTGATGGAACAATTGATTTTGCAACAACAGATTATTATGCATATCTAAAAGGTATTTTAACATTCCAAAATCCAGAATCAACAAATATAAATGTGTTTGTTACACCAGGTATTGATTATGTGAATAATAGCAATCTGGTTGAAAATTCAATTGATATGATTGAATCAGATAGAGCAGATGCCATTTACATTGTTACAACACCTGATGCAAATTTATTGACAACAAATGTGAATGATGTTATTTACCCCCAAGAATCCATTGTATCCTTGGAGGAAACAAATATTGATTCAAGTTATACAGCAACATATTATCCTTGGATTTTGGTTAGAGACCAAGTTAATAATACCCAAGTTTATATTCCACCAACAGCAGAGGTTTGTAGGAATTTGGCATTAACTGATAATGTGGCATTCCCTTGGTTTGCATCAGCAGGTTATAATAGGGGTTTAGTTAATTCTGTTAAGGCAAGGTTAAAACTAACTCAAGATGATAGAGATACTTTATACCAAGGAAGAATAAATCCAATTGCAACATTCTCTGATGTGAATACTGTGATTTGGGGAAATAAAACCTTGCAAGTTAGAGAATCAGCATTAAACAGACTTAATGTTCGTAGGTTGTTATTGCAAGCGCGTAAATTAATCTCTGCGGTTGCTGTGAGATTACTTTTTGAACAAAATGACCAGATAGTACGCCAACAGTTTTTGGATACGGTAAATCCAATCTTAGATGGTATTAGAAGGGATCGTGGTTTAACTGATTTCCGTGTTACAGTTTCAAATGACCCAGAGGATATTGATAGAAATACAATGAGTGGTAAAATCTACATCAAGCCATCAAAAAGTCTTGAATTTATCTCTTTGGAATTTGTCATAACACCTACTGGCGCTTCGTTTGAAGATATATAATGATGGATATAACCAACATTAAGCCTTATAATAGGACATAATGATGAAATTTTACAACAAACCCCCCCACTTCTGCTTTGAGGTGGGGGTTTTCTTTTTTTGGATTTTTAAATATATATATTAAAATACTTACAATTATGAATTTAAGAAATATTATATCAAAAAATATAAATGAATATTTGTTTGAAGCACAAAAAATTAAAACTAATATAAATGATAATTTTTGGAAATGGTTTGGGGATAGTAAAATTACTGAAAATGGAGAACCAATTCTTGTTTACCACCAAAATGTTTCTGGGGATAATAATTTTAATGAGTTTATTCCTCAGAGTTTTGGCACCTTTGGTCAGAATTCAATGTTTTATTTTGCAAAAGATAAAAATTGGGTCAAAAACTTTGTGAAAACTTTTAACAATTCAAACAAAGAAAAACCAAGAGTTTTTTATTTATCAATACAAAATCCATTAAACTTACAAAATCTTTTGTTAACACCAAAAGAATGGGTTTCATTTTTAGAAAATAAAAACCTATTAACTAATACAATTAAAGATTCTCTAAATAATATGCCTAACTGGGCTTATGGTGGATTTAATAAAATACCTTCGTGGAAAATATATAGGTATGATTTTGGTGAATTTGTTGATAAATTAAAAGAAAATGGATATGATGGGGTTATTCAAACTGATGCTAATTATGGTAGAACTAATGATTTAACTACCTATGTTGCAATTAAACCTAATCAAATTAAATCTGTTAAA